TGAATAACGCTGGTTCTGGTGACGCATCAGGAACCACGTTCAACGGTTCAGCAGCGCGTACCTTGAGCTATAACACGCTCGGCGCAGCGGCTACAGGTGCATCTAATACGTTTACCGCTGCACAAACATTTCGAGCAGCTAATGCGGTTAGGTCTGAAGCAGCAAGTACCCAAGATGCGATTGTCTTAGCAGGCAGAGCGGGTGGCACGAGTTCTTATGCAGTAACACTGACACCGGCCACGCTAAGCGCCAGCAGAACAGTAACGCTACCTGATGGCGGTGGTAACTACACGCTTGGTTATATAAACGCTCCTCAATCAACAAACACAACGGTAGCGGCGAGCGATTCAGGTAAACATATTTATATAACAGGTGGTTCTACGGCAACGCTTACGGTAAACACTAATGCAACTACTCCAATCGACATTGGAACAACCATTCTTGTAGTGAATAACAATTCAGGCAACCTAACGATCTCTGGTGCTGGTGTGACGTTTCAGTTAGCCAACGGAGCAACAGGCAACAGGACGGTAGCAACAAAGGGTATGGCTACCTTGCTTAAAGTTGACACCGATACATGGTATGTTTCTGGCGCGGGAGTGACCTGATATGTCTGGCGCATTAAGTGCAATGATTGCTGCTGCCTTTGCTGGTTCGGCTGGATCTACCATATCTATTCAGTACCTTGTTATTGCTGGCGGCGGTGGTGGCGGCACTGGCGGCGGTGGTGGCGGCGGCGCTGGAGGTTATAGAACAAACTATACGTCTGGTTCTGGTGTTTCTACTCCTAAAGCATCAGGCGGTGGTGGAAGCGTTGAAGCAGCATTAAATTTATCATTATCCACTAACTACACAGTTACCATAGGTGCTGGCTCTAGCGGCTCAGGAAGTGATTCGGTTTTTTCTAGTATTACTTCTGTAGGAGGTGGGCGAGGAGGTAATAACGGTTCTGGGGTATCAGGAGGTAGCGGAGGTGGTGGCGGTTGGACTTCAACTAACAGCGGAGGTTCTGGAACTGCAAATCAAGGGTATGCTGGTTTTGGCGGCACTCCGGCTGATGCCGGTGGTGGTGGTGGTGCAGGGGCTGCTGCAACCAATGCAAACGGTGGGCAAGGCGTTTGGTCGGATATAACAGGAACTGCAACACAGCGTGGCGGCGGTGGTGGTGGTGGGTATCAAACCATCGGTACTGGTGGTGCTGGCGGTGGTGCGCCAGGGAGTCCTTTTGGTACCGCAGGAACGCCAAATACAGGTGGCGGCGGTGGTGGCGCTGGTAATAGCCCTCCAACAAACGGTGGGTCTGGTGTAGTCATTCTTCGTTATTTAGACACCTACACAATTTCTAATCCCGGCGGCGGTCTTACTTTAAGCACTTCTTCATCGGGCGGCTATAAAACGACAACGATTACCGCTGGAACCGGAAATGTAAGTTGGACATAAGGATATGCTATGGCGCATTACGCTTTTTTAGATAAAAACAATATTGTCACTGAAGTCATCGTCGGCAAAAATGAGGGTGAAGAAGGTCGTGATTGGGAACAATGGTACGGTGAGTTTCGTGGGCAGGTTTGCAAACGTACAAGTTACAACACCATCGGCGGGGTACACAGATTAAACGGCACACCATTCCGTAAGAACTATGCAGGGATCGGTTACACCTACCGAGAAGATATTGATGCGTTTGTTCCTCCAAAACCTTTTCCTTCATGGCTGTTAAATGCCAATGCTCAGTGGGAAGCGCCTGTGGCTATGCCTACAGACGGGCAGATGTATAGCTGGGATGAGGCCACAACAAGTTGGGTACAAGTAATATTGCCACAATAGTGTTTGTAAGATAATATAGATTATCAATGTATCGGCCCACTAGACCGAGACTCTAACGAGTTGGATGTATGACTGAACAAATTCAAGAAAACTTAGCGGAAGTTGAAACCGCGCCAGCACCCGAGGTGACGGCCACCACGGAGAATGCACAGATTGCGCCGGAGGTCGCTGAACAAGCACCAGAGCAGACTGAGGAAAAGCGATTTACCCAGGCTGAACTTGATGCAATGATCAGCAAACGCCTTGCGAGAGAGCAGCGTAAATGGGAACGGGAACAAAAGCTGCGGGGGTCTACTTCCGTAACGCCGTTAGATGAATCATTAACTCAAGATAATTTTGCGACAACTGAGGAATACGCGGAAGCGTTAGCCGAAAGAAAAGCCGTAGAATTACTTGCACGACGTGATGCAGAAAGACAGCGGGCTGAAATTCTTGAGGTCTATCACGAGCGCGAAGAAGAAGCACGGACTAAGTACGAAGATTTTGAGCAAGTTGCGTACAACCCGCGTCTTCCAATCACGACAGTGATGGCCGAAACGATTCAAGCGTCTGACATTGGCCCTGAGGTAGCGTATTACCTTGGTTCTAACCCGAAAGAAGCTGATCGTATTGCCAAGTTGTCTCCTTTTTTGCAGGCCAAAGAGATTGGGAAGATTGAAGCTAAATTAAGCGAAAATCCTCCTGTTAAGAAATCATCGAGCGCCCCAGCGCCGATTCAGCCGGTTACCCCACGGGGTGGCAACGCAAGAGTTTTAGACACGACTGACCCACGTTCGATTAAAGAGATGTCAACGTCAGAGTGGATTGAAGCCGAGCGTCAACGGCAGATAAAGAAATGGGAAGCTCAAAACCGTATCCGCTAATTTTTTATAAGGAATTGTCATGGCAAATAGTTTATTAACCATTGACATGATTACTCGCAAGGCACTTGAAATCCTTGAGAATAATCTTGTCTTGACCCGCAACGTAAACCGTCAGTACGACGATAGCTTTGCTGTCGAAGGTGCTAAGATTGGTTCAACCTTGCGTATCCGTTTACCGGATCGCGCACTTGTTACTGATGGAGCTGCTCTGCAAGTTCAGTCAGATAACGAGCAATTCACCACATTGACTGTTGCTTCACAAAAGCACATCGGCGTTAACTTTACTTCTGCTGAGTTGACCTTGCAGTTGGATGACTTTGCAGAGCGCGTTCTTAAGCCGCGTATTAGCCAACTTGCATCAAGCATCGATGCAGACGTTGCTAATTCGTATCTGTATGTTGGCAACACGGTTGGTACGCCTGGCACAACGCCTGGCACATCGTTGGTTCTGTTGCAAGCTCAGCAGAAATTGAACGAGAACGCTGCTGTGATGTCGCCCCGTTACGCTACGGTTAATCCCGCTGCTAACGCTGGTTTAGTTGAGGGTATGAAAGGTTTGTTTAACCCCACCGATACGATCAGCAAGCAGTTTAGAAACGGCATGATGGGCATGGGCGTACTTGGCTTTGATGAGATCAACATGTCTCAGTCGATCAAGCAGTTCACGACCGGCTCACGTACGGCTACCGGCGGCACAACTTCTGCGGCTGTTACTAGCGAAGGTGCAACCACCATTGCTATTACCGGCGCAGGCGCTAGCGCAACGGTTAAGGCTGGCGACGTGTTTACCGTGGCTGACTGCTATGCTGTTAACCCACAGACCCGTGAGTCAACTGGTTCGCTGTTCCAGTTCGTTGTAACGGTTGATGTGACGCTTAACGGTTCTGGCGCAGGTAACTTGACGGTTGCTCCGATGTACTCGGCTAGCAACGCGCTTGCAACGGTTAACAGCTTGCCAGCAACCAGCAAGGCTGTAACGTTTGTTGGTGCAACATCGTCGCAGTACCCACAAAACCTCGTCTACCATAAAGACGCAATCACTTTCGCTACTGCCGATCTGATGATGCCGCAAGGTGTTGACATGGCATCGCGTCAGGTTCATAACGGCATCTCGATGCGTATTGTTCGCCAGTACGACATCAACAATGACCGTATGCCCTGCCGTATTGACGTGTTGTACGGCTACAGTGTGATTCGTCCGCAAATGGCTGTTCGTCTTTGGGGCTGATTGATTTAGGGGGCTTCGGCCCCCTTACCAAATTATTTTTTGAAAGGATTTATCATGGCAATCCCTAATGGCGCTGGCGGCTATCAATTTAATGATGGTAACGTCGGTGAAGCTCTTTTAATCGTTCAAGGCGCACCTACAGCAATCACCGCAGCGACTACAATGACTGCGGCTCAGCTTGCTAACGGTTTGTTTACGTTTGACGGCACGGCTGGTAACTTGACGTTGCCCACCGTTGCTTTGCTTGAAGCAGAAGTTTCTTCAGCAACCAAAGTAAATGCAGCTTTTGATTTCTTCGTGATCAACATTGATGCCGCAGGTTCAGACACCGTAACATTGGCTGTTGGAACTGGCTGGACAATTGTTGGTGCTGCTGCTGTAACTTCGGGTACATCAGGACATTTCCGTGCTCGTAAGACCGGCGATGGCACTTGGACTTGCTACCGCGTGTCGTAACCAATAGAGGGCTACGGCCCTCTATTTTTAAAGGATAAATTATGCCTAATACCAAACCAATTGGCGTGGCGTATGAAGATCAAGCTATCAGCGGTGGCTCAGTAGACAACACGCCTATTGGCGCGTCTACTGCATCTACGGTTGTTGGTACGACCATTTACGCTTCATCAGAACTTGGCTACACTGCCGCCGCACAAGGTACAGTAACGCAAGCTACTGACAAATCTACGGGCGTGACGCTTAACAAATCTTCTGGCCGTATTACGATGAACAATGCAGCTTTAGCTGCTAACACTGCTGTGACTTTTACTTTAACAAATAGTGTTATTTCTGCTAAAGATGCAATTATTGTTAACGTGTCTGGCGGTGCTACAGCTGCTGCGTATACAACTTATATCTCAAGCATGACCGCAGGGTCTGCCGATATCACGTTGCGTAATATGACCGGTGGTAGTTTGAGTGAAGCGGTTATTATTAATTTTGCGATTATTCACGGTGTTTAAAGGCACGGGGGTTAATCACCCCCGTTAAAATTATGGCCGTCATTTATCTTCGCCATCCGGTACACGGCGCTAAAGTCGCAATTTCGCACATGGAAGTTGAACACGACACACAGAACGGTTGGGAAGAATACGACCCTAATAATTTACATGATGGGTCTGAACCTGTTAATGAACTTCAACCGCGCCGCCGCAGCCGTAAAACTTCGGAGGTTGAGTTATGACAACTGCTGCTGAAATCATCGATGGATCGCTTCGTCTTCTTGGTGTTCTAGCAGAAGGCGAAACGCCATCTGCTGCTGTCATGCAAGATTCGATCATGGCAATTAACCAAATGATTCAATCTTGGGATACAGAACGTTTAGCCGTGTTTAGTACGCAAGATCAAACGTTTACGTGGCCTGCAAATGTTATATCGCGTACTCTTGGGCCTACTGGCAATTTTGTGGGCAACCGTCCTATTGAAATTGATGATTCTACGTATTTTAAAGATCCGTCATCAGGATTGTCATTTGGTATTAAATTAATTAACCAACAACAATATGACGGCATAGCGTTTAAAACGGTTACGTCAACTTATCCGCAAGTTATGTGGATTAACAATACATTTCCTGATTTGGAAATGACTGTTTACCCTGTACCTATTAAAGCCTTAGAGTGGCACATTATTTCGGTTGAAACTTTAACTGAAGTGTCAAGTGTTGCTACTGATATGTATTTTCCACCAGGCTATTTAAGAGCTTTCCGATATAACTTAGCGTGCGAGCTAGCTCCTGAATTCGGCGTGGAACCATCGCCGCAAGTGCAACGTATTGCTATGACTAGCAAACGTAATCTGAAGCGCATTAACTTCCCCGGCGATTTGATGGCGATTCCATACCCGATTGTTGCAACCCGTCAACGGTACAACATTTACGCTAACAACTTTTAATGAAAACCCCAATCCTTGGATCGACTTACGTTGCTCGTTCTGTCAACGCAGCCGATGCAAGGATGGTCAATTTGTTTCCAGAAGTTGTGCCGGAAGGCGGCAAAGAGCCTGCATTTCTTCAGCGCTGTCCTGGCCTACTCAATCTTGCTACGATTGGAACCGGCCCTATCCGAGGGCTGTGGTCGTTTTCGTCAGACAACACCTCCGCGTTTGTTGTTTCAGGTAACAGCTTATACAAGATAAACACCAGCTACGCCGCCACGTTTCTAGGTAACGTAACGGGTACAGGGCCGGTCAGCATGTCTGATAACGGTATTCAACTGTTTATTGCGGCTAACGGCCCTAGCTACATCTACAACAATTCAACCAATGTGTTCGGCCAGATTACAGATCCTGATTTTCCCGGCGCAATAACGGTTGGCTACATTGACGGTTATTTTGTTTTCAATGAACCCAACAGCCAACGCATTTGGGTCACGCAGCTGCTAGATGGTACAGATATTGATCCGCTTGACTTTGCAAGCGCTGAAGGATCACCGGACGGCGTAGTGGGTTTGATTGTAGACCACCGTGAAGTTTGGGTGTACGGCACAAACAGCGTAGAAGTTTGGTACAACGCAGGCTCATTAGATTTTCCGTTGCAACGTATCCAAGGCGCGTTCAACGAAATTGGTTGCATTTCTGCATACACAATTGCCAAGATGGACAACGGGCTGTTTTGGCTTGGATCTGATGCTCGCGGACAAGGCATTGTCTACCGCGCTAACGGCTACACAGGGCAACGCATCAGCACACACGCAGTTGAATGGCAAATTCAACAATACGGCAATCTTACCGACGCATTAGCGTACACCTACCAACAAGACGGCCACAGTTTTTACGTACTAATCTTTCCTAGCGCCAATACAACATGGGTTTATGACGTTGCTACAGGTGCGTGGCACGAACGCGCTGGATGGAGTGATGGAACGTTTACACGGCATCGTAGCAATTGCCAGATGGCGTTTAACAATAAAATTATTGTTGGCGATTACGATAACGGCAATATTTACGCTTTTGATCTAAATACATACGCAGATAACGGCCAGATTCAAAAATGGTTACGCTCGTGGCGGGCGCTCCCCACAGGGCAAAACAATCTTAAACGCACAGCCCATCACGCCATGCAAATTGATTTAGAAACGGGCGTAGGGTTAGACGGCTATTCAGTGACTGAAAGTGTTTTCTTTATTACTGAAACAGGCGGCAATTATTTAGTAACAGAAACGAACGACTATTTTATTGAAGAGCAACAAATACCTGGAACGCAAGGCGCAGATCCTGAAGTTATGCTGCGCTGGTCAGATGATGGCGGGCATACTTGGTCTAACTATCACACCGCATCGGTAGGCAAGATTGGTCAATACTACTATCGCGTTTGGTTTCGTAGGTTAGGCATGACGCTTAAGCTACGTGATCGCGTGTATGAGCTGTCCATGACTGATCCTGTTAAAACGGCAATCATGGGCGCAGAACTTTTAATTTCCCCAACCAATGCTTAACGTCACCAACATCCCTGCCCCCCGCGTTAGCATTATCGACGAACGAACAGGGCTTATTTCGCGTGAATGGTATCGATTCTTTTTGAATCTGTTTACGTTGGTGGGGCAAGGCAACAATCCTACCAGTTTAGATGATATTCAAGTTGGGCCGCCATCGCAGCAAATTAACGTTTTAGTAACTAACAACATTACCGATCAAGCACCGCCGTCTGTACCATTTGTGTCGGTTGCTGACAACCAAGCTTTAGCCCCACCATCTACACCATTTGTACAAATTGCTGACAACCAAGCTTTAGCCCCACCATCTACACCATTTGTACAAATTGCTGACAATCAAGCCTTAGCCCCAACGTTTATACAACTATCTATACCTAACTACGCCGATTTATTGCCGCCAGTAATTCCTACAACGGCTAGTTCAGGCACAGTCACTAGTGTGGATGTGTCAGGCGGTTCAACAGGCGTAACGTTTAGTGGTGGCCCTATTACAACGTCTGGCACGATTACGATGGCTGGCACGTTGGCGGTAGCTAATGGCGGCACGGGCGCTACTTCTACACCCACTAACGGCCAATTACTGATTGGTAACGGTTCTAACTACACACCAGCTAATTTAACCGCTGGAACCAACATAACCATTACTAACGGTTCTGGAACCATTACCATCTCTGCAACGGGCGGCAGCGGTTCAGTCACTAGCGTTGACGGTAGCGGCGGCTCGACGGGTCTGACGTTGACCGGTGGCCCCATCACAACGTCTGGCACGCTCACGCTTGGCGGCACGTTGGCAGTTGCTAGTGGTGGTACGGGGTCAACAACGCTAGATGGCGCAGGCATCGTAACTAAAACCGGTGCTCAAATAATTAGTGGTCAGAAAAGTTTTACAAGTTTAACCAACCAATTTTTGGGGTTAACTTACGCCACATCTGACGGCTCTACTAGCAACGCATACCTTGGCGAAAACTCAGCCTATGCCACTGTAGCAGGCGTCAATGGTGTTGTGTTAGGTTCAGGAACTACGTACCCAGGCTTTGGCCGGGTTGTTGTGGATACAAACGGCATACGCCCTTTTACTGATAACACATACAGTTGCGGCAACTTAACTTGGCGTTGGAGCAACGTAGTTACTTATGACTTGATAGTCAGTAATAAAATTACCAGCGGCACATGGAACGGATCTACTATAGGTATCGGCTACGGCGGCACGGGCGTTACGTCTACGCCGTCTAACGGTCAATTACTTATCGGTAACGGTTCGGGCTATAGCTTATCAACGTTAACCGCAGGCACAAACATATCGATTAGCAACAGCTCGGGCGGTATAACCATTTCTTCAACGGGCGGCAGCGGTACGGTAACTAGCGTCAGTGGTAGTGGTGGCTCGACAGGCTTGACGCTGACCGGTGGCCCAATTACCACATCAGGGACGTTAACGCTTGGTGGCACACTTGCCGCTGCTAGCGGCGGCACGGGCGCGTCCTCGCTTACGGGCGCGGGGATCGTCACAACAACTGACACCCAAACCGTATCCGGCGTCAAAACTTTTTCTAGCACCAGCAATCAATTTGTTGGATCTAGCTACAAAACATCTACGGGTTATTTTTACGGCGACGGTATTATCGGTGGGTCTACGGGCGTATTGCTTGTTTACGGCGCTTACCCAGGCACAGCTATTTTTTCAGGCGATAACGGCACTTGGCGTCCTACCGATGATAACACCCGCGCATTAGGCACAAGCGTCCATCGTTACACAACAGTTTATGCCGTCACCGGCACGATCAACACTTCAGATGCAAATCAAAAACAACAGATTAGAGAACTATCAGATGCCGAGCAGCGCACCGCGCAGCGGGTCAAAAAACTCATACGGGCGTTCAAATGGAACGATGCAGTTGAGACTAAAGGCGAAGAAGCAAGGATTCACTTCGGTATCATAGCCCAAGACGTACAAGAAGCATTTGCTTTGGAAGGCTTAGATGCGTCAAAATACGGCTTATTTTGCAGCGACACATGGACTACATCAGACGGATCATCTCAAACGCGGTTGGGCGTGCGATACAGCGAGTTGTTAGCTTTTATCATCGCCGCGCTTTAAGGACTACTATGCCAACGACTATCTTATCTCCAACACCTAAACTTCAATTCTTTACCTCAAACGGCGTCCCGTTGGTTGGAGGTAAGTTGTATTCCTATCAAGCCGGCACGTTGACGCCGCTAGCGACTTACGCGGATTCTACCGGCAACACCGCCAATCCTAATCCGACGATCTTAGATTCACGAGGTGAAGCTAACGTTTGGTTAAGCAGTTCGTCGTACAAATTTGTTCTTAAGGATAGCAACGATGTATTGATTTGGACGGTTGATAATATTTCAACGCCGCAAGCGTTGATCACCGCGCTGCAAAATAACCTTGCTGCTTCTTCAGGATCGTCGTTAGTAGGTTTTATACAGTCTGGCGCTGGCGCAGTTGCCACAACAGTTCAAACTAAATTACGTGAAACCTTGTCAGTTAAAGATTTTGGTGCTGTTGGTAACGGATCAACCGACGATACTAGCGCGGTTCAAGCAGCTCTCACCGCAGCTACCGGCAAGTCGTTGTATTTTCCAGCAGGCACATATTTGTGTAACGGGTTGATTATTTACAGCGGCACGACCATTTACGGTGATGGCCCTTCCAGTTCTATCATTAAAGCGAAGTCATCACTTTCTACTTCAGCGCCGCTGCTACGCAACCAAAACATAACGGGTACGGCGTATGTGTATGTTGATACGGGGATTGAAATACGCGATCTAGGTTTTAATGGAAACAATCTTACACCACGCACTGTAGGTCTTATAGAGTTTGCCAAAGTTTATGATGCGTTGATAAGCAACTGCAAAATTTATGATATTCAATATATTGGTTTAGCTTTAGGTGGTTGTTTAAGTGTTAACGTCACCAACTGTTTATTTTCAAATTGCGGAAATACCGCAGTCAGCGCAGAGGGTGGCCCTGCTTTATGGACAGGCAGTTCGGCAGATGCAACTATAAGTTTTGACATTAGCGTTACTGAGAACAGTTTTATCAGTAACAACTGGTCTGCTATGTACATTACTGGCAATCGCATGTCGGTTACAGGTAATTATATGAGCAGCAACAAAGAATCAGCCGTTTTTATGACCGGTAGCAACAACGTGTTAGCCGACAATTGGGTTAGCGGACAAACGCGCAAAAACATCTCCGCGTCAGGTTTTGAAATTGGAGGCGATAACATCACTATTTCAGGTAACTATATTGGTGATGTTCAATCAGATTGCATTTCATTAACCGACACGCAATTCGTAACGGTTACGGGAAACACTTTACTGAACCCCATGCGCGATAGCGTAACGTTTTCAACAGGATCATGTATCAGTATTGCGTCGTTAACTGCTAGCCCTGATCAGCCACGTTACCTTACCATTGTTGGCAACAACATGTGGGCTCCTTTAAGTGATGCTTACGCGGCTATTACCGTTGGCGGTGCAGGCAGCGCTCCTGCGTATTGCCTGATATCTGACAATCAGTTAAGCAGCAACTCATGGACAAGCGGAACAGCCATTTACTTTGGGTCAAATTTAGTTTCAACCACAATAACTATCCGCGATAACCCTGGTTATTTTGATGTGTTTGACCAAGGTGGTTATGCAGCCGCTCGTTTTTATGCGGGCGAAACCATGTCTCCGGGGTCAGCCGCAGGCACTTTAGCGTTGTCTGCTAACGTTATGTACGCCATGCCGTTTATTGTTCGGCAGCAAAAAGTTTGGACAAAAATTGGATGTCATGTCACAACAGGCGTAGCAAGCCGTTTTGCATATTTAGGTATATACAGAATGGAAAACGGCATACCCACATCCTTGGTGCTTGATGCTGGAGCTATTGGCATAGACACCGCAGGGACTAAAGAAATTACCGTGTCAAAGCCTTTGTTGTCCGGCACTTATGCTCTTGTTATTTTAGTCAACAATAGTGGCGTATCCATCAGAGCTGGCACACCTAGCGACGTAGCGCAGGGTATGATAGGTGCTAGCGCCGTGGGAACTGCCGACACCTTGATTACGGCATCGCAAGCCTATGGCACGTTGCCCAACACGTTCCCAGCAGTATCCTATCTAACCAGCAGCACACCGCTGTTAACTTTGCGCTACGGCGTGTAAAGGATTTTTAAATGGCTGTTACCGCAAAAGTCTTGGCCCAAGGTCAAATTATTCCTAACACGGACACAACCGTGTATACATCACCCACGTCAGTAACTACAATTATTGACAAGGCAACCGCTGCCAATTATGGCAACGTAGCTCGCATCATTACGATCAGTATTGTGCCTGCCGGAGGTGTGGTAGGCGATGCGTACTACATTGCTAAGCGTACGCTTGCTGCCAAAGAAACGTACATTTTTCCTGAAGTTGTGGGACAAATTATGTCGGCTGGTGACTATGTATCTGCGATTGCCGATAGCAACACTGGCGTTAATTTTCGTCTAAGCGGGCGCGAGATCACATGATCCATCACCATTTTGGTGCAGGTGTTTACGTCAAAGAAACTCGTATGCCCGCAGGATATGTGTTTGTGCAGCATAAACATAAATTTGACCATTTTTCTATATTGGCAAGTGGGTCGGTTGAACTTATGATTGATGGCATTCGTTCTGAAGTACATGCGCCTGCTTGTTTAACTATTCAAGCCAACAAGCACCACGGTATAAAGTCATTGACCGATGTTGTTTGGTACTGCATCCATGCAACTGATTGTATGGATGAGGATAAGATTGATAGTGTATTGATCACGTCTGGCAACGAATCCGAAGCGCACTATATGGCCCAATGCCTAAAGGAGAATTAACATGCCTTGGATGATCGCCGCTGCCGTTGTCGGCAGTTCTTTAATAGGTTCTAGCGCCTCAAGAAGCGCTGCTAGCACGCAAGCTGACGCGGCTAACCGCGCCGCAGACTTGCAGATGCAGCAGTTTGAGCGCCAGGTTGAACTGCAAGAGCCGTGGCGGCAAGCGGGTATTACGGCACTGAATAAACTGATTCCGCTGTCAACCGAATACACGCCGTTTGGTATGAAACAGTTCCAGCAAGACCCAGGTTATGCGTTCCGTATGCAAGAAGGCATGAAAGCTTTAGAGCGATCAGCCGCTGCACGAGGTGGCTTGCTGTCAGGTGGCATGTTAAAAGGCGCACAACGGTACGGTCAAGATCTAGCGTCGCAAGAATACATGAACGCGTTTAACCGCTATCAGGCTGAACGCAACGCACAGCTAAACCCATTGCAATCCTTAGCTGGCGTGGGCCAGACAGCGACCAACCAACTAGGCCAAGCAGGGCAGACGATGGCCGGCAACGTCGGTCAGGCGCTGGGCGCAGCAGCTCAGGCAAGAGCGTCGGGGTATATAGGTGGCGCAAACGCGTTATCACAAGGTCTTGGAACGTATTTAAATTATCAACAAAATCAAAATTTATTAAATATGTTACGCCCCCAACAAATAGCAACACCTGCGCCTATTTATGGTGAAAGTGGGTACACCTATTATGGAGGCTGATCATGGCCCTCGTTGACCCGAACATCGCACTGTCGTACAAGGGTGTTCAACTGCAAGACCCGTTGGAGCAGTATGGGCGCATAACTAATATTCAATCAGCCCAACAAGCGCAACAGATGAACGCGCTTAAAATGGAAGATATGCAACGTGAACGCGATGCGTTGGCGCAAATTCAATCAACTATTGCGGCTAAAGGTGGGCCACCTGATTTAAGAGTTGCTGCTCAAGCTATGCTTAACACTGGCAGACCTCAATTTGTACAGTCTGCTTTATCTATTCTTGAAAAATTAGACGCTCAAGATCAGTTTAACCAATATTTAAAACAAATTGAAAGTACATCAAATAACGCATTAGTGCCTGCGCCTGCGCCTGCGCCTGCGCCAGCAGCGCCTGCACCTACTAACGCACTAACAGCTGCACCCGCGCCCGCAGCGCCTGCACCTACTAATGCTTTAGTAACACCAACGTCATCACTTCAAGACTTAGAAAAACGCTATAGGGTGGTGTCTAATATTAACAACCCTGCGGCTAAAGCTGAAGCACAATTAATATTAGCAAAAATTAATGATGCTATGCGTGCTCAATTGCCGCCGGATACTATTCGCACAATGACCGCGCTTGGGTATCCAATTACGCCTGAAGGCTATCAAGCGTTTCAGACCGCGCAACGTGCACCTCAACAACCAGCCCCATTAGTTCCTGTGCTACAAAATGGTCAACCTGTACTTGTACCGCGTGATCAAGCTGTAGGTCAAACGCCGTTTTCGCCTGCGACAGTACAAGTATTAGGTATGGGGCCAGGAAAAGAACCGCCCGCACCGACGCTTACAACTATTCAAGATCCCACTAACCCCAATCAAATGATTACGATTGATGCGCGTCAATACAGAGGCGGCGGTGTAGGATCGCCTGGCGTTATAGGTCTAGCAGGAAAAACGCCTGCGGCAACTGCTGCGGCAAACAAACGCGAAGAAGGGCAACAGCAAGCAAGCGACATACTCGACACGCTAGAGACAGCGTACAACGACTTAGATAGAATGAAAGCTGTACCAAGTCAGCGGCGCAGCGCTATAACTAACGCGTTGTCGTATGTTGCGGGTACAGGCGTTGGTCAAGTAGCTGGCCGCGTGGTAGGGTCTGAAGCGCAAACGCAGCGCGACATTATTCAAAGTTCAAGAAATCAGTTGTTAAACGCGGTTAAAAATGCTACTGGTATGTCCGCGCAACAGCTTAACTCTAACGTTGAATTTAGATCTTGGCTTGAGGCGCTGTCTGACCCCACAAGATCTATTGAAGCTAACAGGGCTATTCTTAGCAACATAAGACGATTTATTGCTAACAATACTAAAAAGGATGAAACGCCAGCGCCCGCGCAACCCGCGTCAACTGGCGGCTGGTCCGTTGTGAGGTAATCGTGGCCGATCAAATCTATAAAGTACGCGACCCGCAAGGAAACATCCGAGAAATTAAAGGCCCAGCAGGCGCTAGTGACGAAGAAGTTATCGCCCAAGCGCAACGTTTGTTTGCTACGCCTGCCGAATTTCCCGCGCCTGAACCTCGCAGTGAAGGTATGCCTACGGCACCACGGCAACAGTTAACGCCTGGGCAGCAGATGTACCAAAACATTCGCCCTTACGTTGCGCCAACCATAGAAGCACTTGGTTCGGCAGGAGGCGCGTTGCTTGGAGGTGCAGCTGCGCTGCCTGCGGGGCCGATTGGTGTTGCTACAGGCGGTGTTGCTGGTGCTGGTTTAGGTTATGGCATAGCTAAAGAAGCGCTTGAGTTAGGCGACGTTTATCTTGGTGGCAAACAACCACGCCAAGGCGAAGCCGCCATAACAACGCCGGTACAAAACGTGCTTGAAGGCGCCACTTACGAAACAGGTGGTCGTGTAGTTGGGCCATTGATTGGTAAGACTATTGGCATGTTTGCTGACTTTAAAAACGTAGCGCAAAACAAAGCTGCGTCATTAGCGCGTGCATCGTTAGGTAATGATCTTGAGCAGACTTTAAGTATTCTTCGCAATGCGCCACCTAACGCTAGCGTGGCTGAGGTAACGGCAAAAATTCAAAACCCAACGTGGCAAGCGTTTATACGTAACGCATTAGAGAAAAGTCCGTCAGGCGCTCAGTACCTAAATAAATTTGCCACGATGAGCCACGACGAAGGGGTTAATGAGTTAGCCAAACTCGCGGGCGGCGCAACAGCAACAGACGTACGCGCTACAACCGATTTGATGAAACAAACACTGCGCGACATCACAAGCCCTGCACGTCAAGCGGCGTTAAACCGTGCCAATCTTGGTCAGCAAGTCGCGCAATATGAAGCTGAGGCAGGTAAGTTAAGCGCTGAGGCGGCGGCTAAGGTGCAAGAGGTGCGTCGGCTTATCGATCTTGGTGATCATGCGGCAGCAGCAGCGCGTCTACAAGAGATTAAAGCAGGCATACCCGCAGGCTCACGTTTCGCTCCTGCTAAGGTGCAACCTGGTTACTCAAACACTTGGGCGGCTACATTTACATACCCTGGTAAGTTAGCGCAAATGTCTGATGAGTGGGCGTCAAAAGCAGCGGAAGCGTCGCTTGATTTAGGTCAAGGCGCGAGGTTTGCTCAGTCGGCTGCGGACAGCTTACGGCAGGCGGGCATCAAACCGCTTAAGGGCGACGAGATAGTGAGCCAGATTCGCGGTGTGTTAAACAACCCTGAATTTGCAGGCAATGATTTGCTTAGTGGCGCGGCTAAGAACGTCGCTAACGATATTGCTCAATGGACTAAAAATGGCGGCATCATTGACGCTAGAGCGTTAGACGCCATTCGTAAGAACTCAATTAACGCTGCGGTGCAACAACTGCGTCCAGGCGTAGACGCTACAACGCAGCGCAACTTAGCGGCTAAAGTAACGTCAGAATTAAAACCCACACTGATTAACGCTATCGAAGCGGCGGGGGGTAAAGGTTACCGTGAATACCTTGATGAGTTTTCTAAAGGTATGCAAAAAATTGCTGAGACTAAGCTGACCGGCGAAGCCGCTAGGCTATGGAAAACAGATAAGGACGCGTTTGTGCGCTTGGTGCAAAACGAAGCGCCTGATGTGGTGGAAAAATTTCTTGGCCCAGGCAAATACAACATCGCCACTGAACTAAGCGAGAACACGATCTCGACGTTGCAGTCGCTAGCGTCTAAGCGCATCAACCAACTTGCTTCTAGTAAACAAGCGTCAGAAGGCCAAAAAGCACTGGTGACATTATTAGAAGAAAACACATCTAATTTTCGTCTACCGTCGTTGCTTAATTTTTGGGCTACAGCCACTAACCGAACAATTAGTGAACTAGAAAAAGCAGTTGGTGCTAAGACCATGAAAATTTTAGCCGACGCTATGCAATCGCCTCAGACCGCTAAGAACTTGCTTGAGAAATTACCCGCGCAAGAGCGCAGTAACGTACTGCGTATCATTAGCAACCCTTCATCGTTTAAAAACAAGGCTGCACAGCGTGCTGCTGAATTTATGCGAAGCGGCGCAACCACAACCTCCATCAATGCGTTAGCATCTGAGCCTAGCGAAAATGCGCTAATTGATTAACCGATGAGATAGTGATGGATCAAGACCTTGACACACGCTTATCAGTCCACGAAGCGGTCTGCGCGGAACGGTACAAAGCTATTGAGCAATCGTTCAATCGTGTCGAGGAACGTTTTGATGATGGTTCAGCAAAAATGAAGCGTCTTGAGTATCTGCTGTACGCCGTCATGGTTGCCGTGCTTCTTGGCCCTGGCGCTGCGGCCATTTTTTTTAAGAAGCTCTTAGGTGTTTAAGCTAGGCAAACGATCGATCGAACGTCTGCAAGGCGTTCATCCTGATCTTGTCAAGGTCGTTGAGCGTGCGATTGAGATGTCGCCCGTAGACTTTACGGTGCTTGAGGGCTTACGCTCACCTGAGCGTCAACAGACTTTAGTAGCATCAGGCGCAAGTCAGACGCTTAACAGCCGCCACATCACAGGCCACGCCGTTGATCTTGGTGCATGGGTAGACAATCAAGTTGATTGGTCTTGGCCTTTGTACCATAAGATCGCCAACGCCATGAAAGCCGCAGCGAATGAGTTAGGCGTCACTATCGTGTGGGGCGGCGATTGGAAGACGTTTAAAGACGGCCCGCATTTTGAACTAGACCGAAAGTATTACCCATAATGGACCCGCTAACAATCCTCGCAGCGTTTGGCCCTCTGGCTGTTGATTTTGGTAAGTCCTTGATCGGTCGGTTTATACAGACTGAAGGGTATAAGCCTACTAACATCACTGAGTACGTGCGGATGCGCGAACTAGACCTTAACATGTTCAAGGCGATGAACGATGCCGGTGGTGCTAACCCGTCCTACCCGTGGGTCGAGGCGATCGTACGGCTGATGCGACCAGGCGTGGCACTCATTGTCCTTACGACGTGGGCGACGCTAAAGCTCAACGGTCAGTCATCAGAGTCGGTTGATAACTTCGCAGCCGCCGTAGGTTTCTATCTCTTTGGCGACCGGACGCTGTTTTACTCAAAGAAGCGCTAGAGCGCCCTTGCTTCTCTCAGCAACTCCATCCGCTCGCGTGCCGTACGCAGTGCTGTGTAGCGTTGGTGCAGCCGCTCTAGTATCGAGATGCGCTTGGCGCCTGCTCGCTCCTCATTAAGCAAACTCAACACCTGATCCTCGGTCATAAGCGCCAGTTCTTTGTTGAGCTTTCGCCAGTTCATACTCAATTTTGTTCTCCAGTTCGGTAATCTGCTTTTGTATGCGCTCAAGTGCGCGGTACTGCTGCCGCAACATCTTCTCGTGCTGATGCTGCTCGGCTTTAGCGGCTTTAAGTTTAGTCTGCCATAAACTAAGTCGGGAGGTCATAGCGGTCCTTAATCACTCGCATGATGTCTTTAGGCGTCATGTTGGGTATGGCGGCGATCAGTAAGCAATCCATCGCCACCTTTTGCGCGAACTGGCGCATCTCCTTGACGGTCATCACGGCGATCGGCAACTGTTCAGTCGCCGCGCTGCGTATCATGCCGATTAACTCGTCGTCAGTCATGGCCTGGCGCCTAAGTTAAACGGGTTGTGGTACTGAAACTTAGGTGCTTTGGTCTTCTTTATCTTTTTTTCCGTCGCGGAGTAGACGTACGCCCAGCCCAGCTTGTTGCATACGACAGACTGACGCAGCACACGATCGCGCTCGATCACGCCTTGCTCAAGTAAAGGCATCAGCGAGTTGGATATAGACTTCGTTGTCATGCCCAACTTGCTCGCTAACTCCTTGAGCGTCACGGGCGTGGTTCTTGTCTGCATATATTTCAGACACGCTTGACCCCTATCGATCTTAGCCTTGGTTCTCAGTTTGTGGATACTCATACTTGTGGTCATTGCTCACCCCTTGCTCTGATGGCGTCGGAAAAATTCAGCAGCACCGTCGCAGTCCATCTTTGCAAGCGATGGTCAGCATCCATTGAGCTGAGGTCTACGTTCAAGAGCAAATTCGCACACGCCTCACGCTCATGATCGGCAACAAGGGCAGCGAAGCGGGCAAAGCCCTCAAGCCCCACTATTTCTGCCACGCCGTCAGCAAACCCAGCCTCCCGCGCCATGCGGATGATGTCGTCTCTATCCACCGTTCTTCTCCTTTAGTTTGGCTTCGACGGCTTCAAGACGCTGAATGTCTGTACCGTAAAATGCCTCAACCAATTTTTCTTTTTCCTCATCCGTCAGCCCAACCCATTCACGCTCTCTTGGTGGGTGAACCATCGTTTCACCTTCCCATACTGCTCCGCATACGCAAGTCAATTCACGCTTTGATGGTGCGGCGTAAAGTGGTTCAACCCAATTACCTTCCGTTGGTTTACAAGCAAATTTGTTTGATAATTTTCCGTCAGGTGATGTAGAAAACCACGCCACTGGATCTTCCTTGTTCATTGCTCCCTCGCTTTCAACATAGCATCTGCAATTTTGTATGCGTTGCGTGAAACATCTCCTTCATGGCTGTATTTCTGCGCCAGTGCTTGCATTGCCTTAGCTGCAAAGTAATCGCGCAGGGTCATGCCGACATCGTGCCCACTTGGGCTGATGCCGTTTATGTATTGCGTTGTCGGAAACGCTGGCCTGCCTGTGTCTATGTTCATGCTTTCTCTCCTGTTGCTTTAGCGATGGCGGCTCGGGCACGCTTTGCCTTGTGCCAGTCTCGGTCCGGTTGAATGCTGTTCAAGAGCTCAACGACTGAAGCCAGCAGATCCTGATTCACCTCATGCAATCGGCGCAGTTCGTCGGCGGCTTCTCCGCATAGACCCGTGTGGCTGAATTGCACGTCAAGTTCTTCTAGCGCATCAGCCAGCACTAAGGCTTTGGGTTGTAAGTTCATGTGTTCCTCTCATTTTTTAAATTCACTTCAACGCCTCCAATGCAATGTTGCTAAGATTTCTTTTATCGTGCAGCGCCGTCCAGATGCGCTCGTCGATGGCGTCCTTCGTCATAAGGACGTAGACCCACACGTCGCGCTGCTGGCCGGATCGATGCAATCGTCCAACGGTCTGTTCGTACAACTCAAGTGACCACGGCAAGGACAAAAAGACCATGTGGCAACCTCCGAACTGCAAGTTAAGGCCGTGACCAGCGGATTTTGGATGCACCGCCATAAGCGAAATGTTGCCAGCGTTCCATCGTCCAATGGCGTCAGGGTCGTCCAAAACGGCAAGATGTTTGTATCGTCGTTTGAGTTCATTCAATTCCTCAATGTATTGGTAAACAATGATCGTGTTAGCCCGTTGGTTTTCCTGCAACAGCTCATCCAACGCGTCGAACTTATGTGAGCTAAACCAAACCGTTGACGGCGCGTACACAAAACCGGATGACATCTGTTGCAACTTTTGAGTGACGACAGCAGCGTTTTGTGCAATCGCTTGCGCGTTGTCAAACAACACCACAAAGTCACGCTTCATCGTGTCGTACGGCTCACGATTGATCAACTCAACCGGCACATGAACCGTGTGCAGCGCAGGCAACGTGTCCGTGTACTGGCCCGGATCTAACAAGAACGTCGCCGATTGAATGCGCTTCATCACGCGTTCCAATGCGCCGGGCAGCGGCGTCCAATCGTCAAACCCAGCGTAAGTATTAAGACTAAAGTATTGCTGCATAAACGCACCTTTGCTGCGGCCTAACAATTGTTGGTCGATAATCTTGCACTGGCCGAACACATCCTCAAGACCGTTGCTGGTAAAGCTGCCGGTCAGCCCCCAACGGATCGTGAACCGATCGATGATCTTATGAAGCGCTTTAAAACGTGCGCCTGATGGGTTCTTTAACTTAGTCAGCTCATCAAACACAACCCCATCAAACCCATCTAATGACCGCGCAGCAAGCCATTGCAGGTTGTCGTAGTTGGTTACAACAATATCGGCGTCGCTTTGTAGCGCGGCTATACGGTTGGCAGGTGATCCTGTAGCTGTGGCAAGCGCCAAACCTGGTGACCACTTCACTTGCTCGATGGGCCATACGTCGCGGGCCACGCGCAGCGGTGCGATCACCAGCCAACGCTTGACATGGCCTGCGGCAATCATGTCTCGCATAGCCGTCAACGTGATCGCTGTCTTGCCGGCCCCCACGGGCGCTAGCACCATCGCACGGTCATGCTCAAACAAAAAGTCAGCCGCGTCTTCCTGATAAGGACGCAGTTTCAATCCACGCATCAACATCGTCTTTGCTCCACAAACATACATACCGTTGACCAAGCCGAGCCATATCGTCAGCAAACACCTTCTGCAACGGCGACAGACGGCCACCAGGCGCTTTCAACTCAACGAACCATACGACACCATCAGGCAAGCAGACCACGCGGTCAGCCACGCCTCGATGAGCGGGGCTAACAAACTTGTACGCCATGCCGCCACAAGCTGCAACGCGCTTGACCAGATGGGCTTCAATGTGTTTTTCCATGCCACAAATCATACCATGTCAAAAAGTTCTTGACAACTTTTTTATTTGTGTCATACTGGCATCTCCATTCACTCAACTCAAGGAAACTCAAATGGAATTGAAACTTACGATGGACGAAGCCAAGAAGATCTTACTGGAGTGGGCTCGCGCCAAGTTTGGCGATGAGTTCAACACGGTGTCTGAGGGTGGCTACACCTACAACAAAGACTTCACCTTTCTTAAAGTCGAGGGCAACGATGAAGCACAGTAACATCGTCGGCGGTTCAACCGCCAGCCGCGTGATCAACTGCCCTGGCAGCGTCGCATTGGTTCAACGGATGCCGCCTCAAGTGGAAAGCAAGTATGCCGCTGAGGGTACGCTGTTACATTCTTGCATCGAATCGTTGCTTAGCGATTCAGTCATGGACGATGTTTCAGATGCGTTCAAACTGAGCGACGACCAGATTGACAAGTTGCAATTTTGCATTGATGCCATTGATAAAATTGACCCTGACGAATCGATGACGTTTCTTTTAGAGGTCGAGGTCAATTTTGAGGGCGTCAAAGGTCTTGAGAACGTCTTTGGCAACGTCGATCTGATCGGCAGGGTAGGTGACCGCGTGATCGTGTTGGATTGGAAGTTTGGTGATGGCGTAATTGTGGAAGCCGAGGAGAACTATCAGGGGCTATTTTACGCGGCTGCGGCTAGATCGATGGACAAGATGCGTTGGGTGTTTGATGGCGCAACAGAGATTGAGATCGTTATCGTTCAGCCCTTCGCTATTCGGCGTTGGGTGACGACATTTGAGCGTGTTGCTGCCTTCCAAGCAGAACTGCAAACCGCTGTGATGCTTGCTAACAAACCCGACGCGCCGCTTGAGATCGGTGATTGGTGCAGATGGTGTACTGCCAAGCCGATCTGCCCTAAAATGACCGGCGAGATTGACCGCGTCGTGCATCTAAAGTTAGAGGCGCTTGCACCTGAAGAACTGTCCGCTGCGCTAATCGCTGCGGAACGGTTGGAATCGTTCATTGCAGACGCACGTAAACTGGCGCAAGATCGGCTAGAGAAGGACATGCCGGTTCCGGGCTTTAAGTTGGTTGCCAAACGAGCTGTTCGGCAATGGATCGATGAAGCTGCGGCGTCTGCTGCGCTGGCAAGTCTTGGCGTCAGCCAGAATGAGTTGTTTAAGAAAGAATTACTTAGCCCTGCTCAAGCGGAGAAGGTGCTAAAAAAGAGCAAGCTAGCATTGCCCGACGATCTTGTTGTGGCTGTGTCGAGCGGCAGCACGTTAGCGCCGGAGAGCGATCCCCGGCCTGCCGTGCTTAACGTGGGTACGCATTTGACCGCTGCCCTTTCTAAACTCCAGTAAAGGAAATCGTGATGTCTAATTTAGTAACGTTTAGTCAAGCAAACCTCCCCGCCGTCTCAAGTCTTTCAACAGCGCTGCGTGCGTTGGAGCAGGACGTTGGACTCAACGGCATTGTCATTCTCAAAATGGACAAAACCGGCCATTGGGTGTTCGGCGCTGACCAGACTGAAGTTGAGGATGGTTCAACGTGGGCAGTCAATCCGTTCTCGTTTGTCCACGGCTATATTGCGTGGGGCGACGGTGAGGTGTTGGCTGAGAAAATGGTCTCGGTATCACAGCCGTTGCCTGAGATCGATGTTGCGCCGCCCGGTGCAAAAAAGGGTTGGGAAACCCAAGTAGGCATGTCGCTGAAGTGTTTAGATGGCGACGACGCAGGCATGGAGGCGCGGTACACCACGACATCTGTCGGTGGCAAACGTAGCGTCCAGACGCTTGCTCTTGCGATTGCTGCACAGGTTGAAAAGGATCAGTCCAACCCTGTGCCAATCGTGCATTTGAAGAAAGACCATTACACGCACAAATCTTATGGCAGAATTTTTACGCCGGTATTTGATGTTGTGAAGTGGGTGAGCATGGACGGTAAGTCAGAAGACGAACCGCAGGCGTCAGCAGAAGCAGCTGCTGATGACGCTCCGCGTCGTCGTCGCCGCGCCTAATCGGAAGGTCACGGCAGAAATGCCGTGGCCTTTTTCTTTTTGGAGAATGAATGATGGATCATCCCTATGAAATCATTTTGCAGCTGTTGCGTGAGTACAAACATCTATGTGATTGTGTTGACTCGGATGCTGCGCTCGAAATTGCGATGCAAATCCGTTTGGAAGCTCAAAAACTTGTTGTGCTGGCTGCACAAAATGTTGACCCGTCGATTGACACGACTCAAATGAATTTGGATTTATGACAATTTTGTGGGTTGACTTTGAGACACGCAGTCGTTGCGACCTAACAACCAAAGGCGTTTACAACTACGCGCAAGACGCAAGCACGGACGTGCTGTGCATGTCCTATGCGTTCGATGATGAGGAGGTGGCAACGTGGACGCCTGCGTTGCCCTTTCCTGACCGTTTACGTCAGCACACCGGTCAGATTAGGGCGCATAACGCAGCGTTTGAACGGCTAATCTTTTGGTACGTGCTGCACATCAATTACGACCTTGAGCAGTTCTATTGCACGGCTACCCAAGCGCGGGCCAACTGTGCGCCTGGTTCGCTTGAGGATGTGGGACGGTTCGCAAGCGCTGACATGCGTAAAGACTATCGTGGAGCGCAACTTATTCGACGTTTGTGTATGCCGCAGGCAGACGGCAATTTTTACCGCGACGAGGCATTGTTTGCTGAGATGGTGGCTTATTGTGAGCAAGACGTTCGCGCTATGCGCGTTATCTCACAAGCTATGCGCGATTTGTCGGCTGAAGAGCTTGCTGACTACCATGTGAATGAGCGCATCAACGATCGTGGCGTGCTGGTTGATGTGCCGCTGTGTAAGGCAGCAGTGCAGTACGCGAGCGATGAGCTGGTCGAGATCGAGCAGATTGTGGCTGACGTGACGCAGGGCGAGATCATGAGCGTTCGCAGTCCCGCGATGAAGCAGTGGGTCATGAATCGGGTAGGAAGCGAGGCGTTGGCTCTGATGGAGTCATACAAAGATGGCGAGAAGAAATATTCGATTGATAAGACCGTGCGAGCTAACTTGCTTGCGATGGACAATCCTGAGCAAGTGCCCCCGGACGTGGCAGAAGTCATCCAGTGCGCTGACGATCTATGGGCGTCGAGCGTGGCGAAGTTTGCCCGCTTGGCTGCGCTGGCTGACGATGAGGATCATCGGGTGCGTGGTGCGTTTGTGTTTGCCGGTGGGTCGGCCACGGGCCGAGCGTCATCTTATGGTGCACAGGTGCATAATTTTGCCCGTCAGTGTGCTGACGATCCTGAAGCTGTCCGTACCGCGATGGTGCGCGGGCATCAGATCGTGCCGACCTATGGGCGACGCGTCACGGACGTGCTCAAGGGAATGCTGCGCCCTGCGCTGATGCCTGCGCCTGAGCATGTACTGATCGTCGCTGATTGGGCGGCGATCGAGGCGCGCATGAACCCGTGGCTGTCAGCGCACGCTACCTCGGAAGCTAAGTTGGACTTGTTTCGCACGGGCGCAGACATCTACAAACACAACGCCAGCCGGACGTTTAACGTGCCGGTGGACGCGATCGATAAAGAGCAACGCCAGATCGGCAAGGTCCAAGAGTTGGCGTGCGGGTACGGTGGCGGCGTGGGGGCGTTTGCATCGATGGGGCGCATCTATGGCGTTAACTTACCTGAAGCTGACAGCAGGCGCATGGTGGAGGCGTGGCGACGCGCTAACCCGTGGGCTGTGCATTACTGGCAGGCGCTTGAGACGTCGTACATGCGCGCGATGAGGAACCCAAAGTCTGAGTTTAAGGCTGGCCGTGTGACTTACTATTTTGACTCTCAGCACCTCTGGTACGCACTGCCTTCAGGACGCATCCTATGCTACCCCTATGCTCGCATCGACGCTGATGGTGTGTCCTACGCCAAGGCGTCATGGAAGCCTGCGCAGGACGCCAAGGAATGGCCTCGCGCGCGGTTGTGGAAGGGTCTAGCGGCAGAGAACATCTGTCAGGCTGCGGCTAACGACATTCTGCGCGCGTCGCTGCGCCAACTGACTGATGTAGTGCTGCACGTCCATGATGAGATTGTGCTTGAGGTGCCAGCGTCGCGGGCTGAAGAAGCTGCGCAGGCGCTGCACCATGTGATGTGTACACCGCCAGCATGGGCGCAGGGGTTGCCTTTAGATGCTGAAGTTTCAACCATGACAAGGTATGGAAAATGACGACCTTCATTGATTTTTTAACGTCGCTCGCGCCGGCGGGCGAAACAGCTTTATTGGTACGTCAAAAACCGCAGTTGAAAAACGGTCGAATGCAGTTTCATTCTGACGGTGCGTTGAAGTGTGTGTGGCCTGCGTATTTACCTAGCAGCGCAAAGATAAGGCCCGATCAGGCATGGTACGGCAACACGGCGTCGTTTATTGTGGATCGATTCAAGGATGGTCATGTCTCAGCGTCGGCAGCCAACTGTGAATACTGTCTGTTGATGGTGCTTGATGACATCGGAACCAAGAGCAAGACCCCGCCGCTTGAACCAACCTGGAAGATGGAGACGTCAACGGGTTCGTTTCAATGGGGGTATGCGTTTTCAGACCAACCAACCAAGGCTGAGTTTGCAGCAGCAGTAAAAGCGATTGCGATTGCAGGGTTTACAGATCCAGGTGCCATTAACGCGGTGCGTAATTTTCGCCTACCTGGTTCGGTCAATCTCAAGCCGGGGCGTGGCAACTTTGCTTCGCAACTGGTGGAGTTTCACCCAAAACGTGAGTTTACATTAGATCAGATTTGCGACGCGTTTGGCGTTGTGCCTGTTGAGGCTGATAGCACGAACTACATACCGATACGAATTGCTGACTCGGGCAACGATGATGTGTTTGCATGGTTGCTTGATAGAGGGCTGGTGCTTTCGAGGCCCAACCCTGAAGGCTGGGCGGGTATTGTTTGCCCCAACAACGGCGAACACAGCGACGGCAATCCAGAGGGTCGTTACATGCCAGCTACGCGGTCATTTTGTTGCTTGCATTCGCATTGCGTTGATTTTGACACGAAAATTTTTTTGAAATGGGTCGCAGACAACGGTGGCCCAAACCATCAACACGGATTGCGTGATGATTTGATTGCGGTGACTATGAACGACGCCCTACAAAAACTTGAACCCACTGATTTTTTTACTGCTGATGCTGCGAAAATTATTGAAGATGTTGAGCGCAAAGAGTTAGGCCGAATTGAGAAGAACGCTTGGTATGAGCGTTTTGCCTACGTGATGGCTGACAACGCATTTTTTGATATGCTGGATCGGCGTGAGGTATCGCGGCCTACGTTTGATGCTTTGTACCGGCACATCAGCTGCACCAGCGTTCGCACGGGGCGCAAGGTTGAAGCGAGCATCTGTTTTGATGAGAACCGGCAGGCTAAAGGTGCTTGCACGCTCGTTGGGATCACCTACGCAGCGGGCGATGATGTGCTTGTGGCCCGCGACGGCGAAGTGTTTGGCAATCGTTGGCGCGACGCACGGCCAGCACCAGGTTCGGGTGACATTGCGCCGTGGCTGAGGCATTGCGAAACGCTTGTGCCAGAAGTAGCCGAGCGCGAGCATTTGTTCGACGTCATGGCATTTAAAGTCCAGCATCCTGAAGTTAAAGTCAATCATGCTGTACTGCATGGCGGCGATCAAGGTTGCGGTAAGGATACGTTGTGGGCTCCATTTATTTGGGCGGTTTGTGGCCCAGGATTGAAGAATCGCGGCTTGCTGGATAACGACTCGCTATCGTCGCAATGGGGGTATCAATTAGAGTCGGAGATCCTCATCATCAACGAATTGAAGGAACCCGAAGCGGCTGCGCGGCGGGCATTAGCTAACAAACTCAAACCGATCATCGCTGCGCCTCCAGATATGCTGCCGATCAATCGCAAGGGCTTGCATCCATACGACATGGCGAATAGATTGTTTGTTCTTGCATTTTCAAATGATCCTGTTCCGATTTCAATCGATTCACAGGATCGGCGCTGGTTTTGTGTGTGGTCGTCTGCACCACGCATGGATCCGAAAGTCGCATCAGACCTATGGACGTGGTACAAGAGCGGTGGCTTTGCAGCGATTGCCGGCTGGCTGCACCAGCGCGACGTGTCTGCGTTCAACCCTGCCGCAGCGCCGCGATGGACAGAGTTCAAGTCCAACCTGGTCGAGCATGGTATGTCTATTGCGGAGTCTTATCTGGTGGATATGATGCGACAGCGCGTAGGTGAATTCAGCAAGGGCGTCGTGGGATCTCCCTTTCACGCGTTATGTGATCGCGTCGCCGGAGCTGCCCCAGCAGGGGTTAAAGTGCCTCAAGCGGCGCTGCTCCATGCGCTTAAAGAGGCGGGCTGGGTCGATATGGGCCGGATTGCGTCGGGTGAATTGACGTCTAAGAAGCATATTTTTGCTGCACCGGATTTAGTCAATAAAGTATCCAAGTCTGAGCTTAGAAGGCTTGTCGAAGATGCGCCGGCGGCGCGAATGGTGGTCGTGAAATGATGAAATGGCAACAAGACGAAGTGTTGAGAATGGTACGTAAGATCGTAGCCACGCAGGCTATGCTACGCACCAAGGCGCAACGCAATCAAATTGATCCTGAGATGATCAAGGTGCGGCTTGATGATGATCTGCTGAATTTGCGCTTGATTTTATCAACGTACAAAAACGATAAGCCCGCCTTGTGAGCGGGCGTGTCGTTGCGGCGTAAGACGAATTTTATTCGTCGTCTTCCACTTCCTCTGCTTCTGCGTCGCGGGCTTCAACTGCTGCGAGCAGTTTGTCGTACAGACCACTGAGGCCAGAGCTAATTTCTTTGTCGCCCAGCCAGTCAATAATTTCGTCGTATTCAAACTCGGTCAGATCTACTGATACAAATACGTCGTCCATGATTACCCCCATTCAAGAAATTTCAGATCCACGAAAATAGGCACGTCCTTCGATCACTTCCACGAGTTCAGGCGGCAGCAACCGACCCTCATTATCAAACGTTAGTATTGCAAAACCACTACACCAAGGTACGGGGTTTTGTTCTAGGTAATGGAAGGCACTGCTTTCAGGATCTGCCAGCATCCCTGTGGATATACCGTATCGGCGTCCGTTGTAATCCCCCCACGGTTTGACCTCCAGAAGGTGGGTGTGACCTGTTATAGAATTTATACCGGATTTAAGAACGTTGTTATAACCGCTATGAATGCCAGAATGTTGCATCCGGTGTTTAATCATTGTGTTGCCATTGACAAACACCGACCACGACACGCTCCATTCAGGTATGTGATCTGTCAACGTCGTGCCTTTGATGCCTCGAAATTCAGGCGCTGCATTCGCCAAACGTTTATCAAATCTAATGTCGTGATTTCCAACCGTTCGATGCAGGATGGTGCTTAAGCCTTTGCAGGCTTTTTTAATTGCGTCCATGTGCGTTTGAACGCTCTCGACTTCTTGTTGCAGTGTAGGGCGTTCTGTCCAGTCCTCAGGGCCGTATTTGCTGATCGTGCTTCCATCCAAAATGTCCCCATTTGCCACGATCATTGCCGGTTTGAGCTGCTTGATAAGTTTAATGAGCGCATAGAAAGCAGCACTGGTTTGATTGGGCATAAAATGCGCGTCGCTGAAGACGATTACTCTTCCATAAATGTCTGCAATCGATTTAACTTTGTCGTAGCTGTGCGTGATCGTCGGATTGATGGGCCTGTCATGCGTTAGCGTCGGCAGTTCGATGTCGTACCGTGCCGCTACGCTGTTGCGCCGGTTGTAAACCGTGCGGACACTGGTGCCCAACTCACGCGCAACAGCAGCGGGGCTATTGAGCTTGTGCCATAGGTTGATGAAGTCTTCGTCACTACATGCTGGTGCGGTCATGATCGGCCCCTCACGTTAAGTTGCGGGGCTTATACCATATCCATATTGAAATTGTAATGACAAAAAAAAGCCCGTCGATTGACGGGCTAACTGGCATGTGCCAGAAGGAGCGATCACAAGTCTAGCACTTCACAGATAAGCCAGGCAACAAATGTTGCAATGATTAGCGCTATCATGGCTAAAGGTTGAAAAAGATCGCGCAGGCTAACGCGACGCCGAACACGAGCGCGACGGCCCAGTCTAATAAAAAATCGATCATGTTAGTCCTTTCAATAAAGTGCTTCGCCATAGGTTTCAACGGTTTTCTTGTCGCGTAGTCGTTTAATGTCGCGTCGTTTG